GAAGATGTAGGGTCGCATATATATAATGAGTTACCTGATACTAATGAACCTCAATTAAATTACCTTGACATACTGGAGAAACTCTAATGTGGATAATGACAACCGTGTTACGTGAATATGGTCAAACCTTAACTAAAGGCGATAGAGTTCACTTTCTAAATACTACAGCTACTGTTGAAAGTGTGGTATTATATGGTGAAGTAGCTGAAATACAATTAGCACTAAATGTTAAATGTACTTTAGTTAAGATTAATGACGTAGTTGAACCAGTTTATTTAGAACAATTAGGATAGATTTATCATGGCTTTAATATTACCAAGAACAAGTACAGTTGCAGCTAATACAGATCCACGTATTTTAGTGTTACTAAGTAATACCAAAATAGGTAAGTCGTCAAATTTACTTAAATTACCTAATAGTCTACTTATTGACCTAGAAGATGGTAGTGAATATTATGATGGTACTAAACTTAACTTACGCAAAGAAGCTGCTACTAGCGGTACTGGTTTAGGTTCATTATTAGAAGAAACAGCTAAGTTAATTAAAGCTGAAAACGTTAAAGCTGGTAAACCCATATATGATTACATTGCACTTGATACATTAACTGCAATTGAAGCACTTGCTCTTGCTAAGGCTACATTCGAGTATAAGAAGTCGCCTATTGGTAAGAACTTCACGGGAAAGGATGTAACTGAGTTACCTAAAGGTGCTGGTTATGGTCTACTTAGACGGGCATTTATTGACATCGTTGAACCATTTAAAGGTTTAGCAGGTAAAGCTCTTATTCTCAGTGGTCACATTAAAGTAACGTCTGATGAGAAAACAGAGTTAGATGTGAAGGATATTCAGTTAACAGGAAGTCTTAAATTATACACAGTAGCTAACGCCGATGCTATTGGGTATATGTATCGTAGTAAGAAAAATAAGAATCAGAATATAATTAGTTTTCTTACTGATGAATCTAATATTGCTACTGGTGCTAGAAGTGAACATTTACGTAATAGTGAATTTGTGATTAGTGAATTAGATCCAACAACTAAAGAGTTAACTGTACATTGGGATAAGATATTCACATCATTAGGTAGTAATCCATTACCAGTTGTACCTGCAACTAAGAAGATTCCTGTATGAACGATGCTGTAGCATATCAAGTAATTAGTCGTAATAACGATAGATCCGGCAATCCATATAGACTTATATTAATTTATGATGCGGGATTTAAGGTTATCCATGTTGTAGAATCTCGCCAATCAAGTCCTAATTATGTCTATCATGAATGTCGTGGATTAATAGAGTTACCATCATTTCATCTAGAACCTAGAAGATACAATTCTTTTAAATCTAGATATGATGTAGTTAGCGAAATTTAACTTAGTTAGTGCAGTTAGTAATAGCTGCACTTTTTAATGATGATTAACAATAAACGCGTGTTAATTAAGTTTGGAAGTTGTCCAAATGATAATAGATATTACAATCAATCTCGTCTTTGTAACATTCGTCATAGAATCAGACAACAAACTAAGCGACAATTAAAAGATATAGCTGATAATTATTCAATAAATCGTAGTTGGGATAACTTTATTCAACCAATATGCTAGTACAAGAATATCTCCGAACTAAGTCATTAAAAGACTTAACCGCCGAATTAGGAATACAAGTTAGACGACATACTAAATATCCTAATCTAGTTGGATTATGTTATTGGAATGTTACATCACCCTATTATCATCCAATAGTAACTGAATGTCGCGGATTAATATTAGATGAAGCTAATGATTGGAATGTTGTAGCATATCCATTTGATAGATTCTATAACTATGGTGAATCATGTGCAGCAGAAATAGACTTCGATAACTCTTATGCTTATAAGAAGTTAGATGGCAGTCTAATCATTATGTATTACTACAATGATGAATGGTTAGTTGCAACTACTGGATCTCCTGATGCTGGTGGAACTATACTTGATTATAGTGTTACATTTGCTGAACTTGCATGGACTGTATTTATGCAAGAATCATATAAATTAGATGACTTTGATGTTAACTATACGTATATGTTTGAGTTATGTACACCATTTAATCCAGTAGTTGTATCACATAGTAGTAACTCATTAACTTTAATTGGAGTTAGAAATAGAACTACATTACGTGAGGAGTCGATAGCACAACCTAAGTTCACTTCGTTTAAGTTAGTTGACTATCTTGAATATGGTTTAACTATAGATGAAGTTAGAGATGAGTTAGTTAAGTTAGATGGATTACATAATGAAGGTTATGTAATAGTAGAATGGTGTACTTGGAAACGAGTTAAATTAAAACACGATGATTATGTTAAATATCATAGGATTAAATCAAGCGTTACCAAACGTGACATATTAGAGTTAGTTAGAACAGGTGAAGGTAATGAGTTTATCAGTTACTTCCATGAATTTAGTAGCATCTACAATAACTACTTAACTAAATACAATAAGTTATGTGAGTTAATTGAACATGATTTAAATGAGTTCGCTAAAATCACCGATAAGAAACAGTTTGCAATAGCTATCTCTAACATTAAATGGAAAGTTATCCTATTCTCAATTAGAGATGGTCATAGTAAGTCAGTTAAAGAAGCACTATCTAAGTTGTTGTTAAAGAATTTTGAGGAGTTGATGAAATTATGCAAGTAATTATGACAGTTGGCTTACCTGGATCTGGTAAAACTACATACGCTATACAATTAGTTACCGATGTACCTGGATGGAAGCGTATTAATAAAGACGATATTCGCACCATGATGGACAACGGCGTATACAGTAAGAAAAATGAGAAGTTTGTTATTCAATGTGAGGAATTACTAATACTAGAGGCACTTAGTAATGGGTATAATGTGATACTTGATAATACGCACCTTTGTCCAAAGCATAAGACTAGAATTGCCGCATTAATTGAAGGTAAAGCTGAATTAATCATCAATGATAGTTTTCTTACCGTTCCTCTATCTGAGTGCATTAAACGTGATCTAACTCGAACTAACTCAGTAGGTGAAGCTGTTATTCGTGGTATGTACGATAAATATCTGTATGTTGATCCTCCTAGTGCAGCTAGAATAGAAGGTCTTCCAGATTGCGTCATAATTGACCTTGACGGTACTCTAAGTCTACTTAATGGTCGTAATCCCTATGATGCTAGTACGTGCGAGGATGACCTACTTAATGAACCAGTCTATGAGTTATATAAGTTGTATTATCCGAGTAAGAAAATAGTATTAGTATCAGGACGTAAGGATACTTGGAAAGATCAGACTATTAGTTGGTTAGATAAACATAACATTAGATATGATGCGTTGTATATGCGTGCTGAACTTGATCAACGTAAGGATAGTGTAGTTAAACAGGAGATATATGAAGCGTATATCAAGAATGTTTATAATGTTCATGCTGTAATTGATGATAGACCACAGGTATTAAGAATGTGGCGGGATAATGGACTATTCACTATTAACGTAGGACATGGAGTTAATTTCTAATGATAGAGAACGATAATCAACTTGAAGTTACATTAAATGCAATATCTAAGTTTGCTACATCTATTGCTAACTTAGCTAATGTAGATAGAATTGGTACTACAACTAACGATAAGTTAAGATACTTATCTCATTTAGCTAGTTTAGTTGGAGAATTAGATGTATTAAGTGAACAAGTGTCTGATTATCTAAATTATGATATAGATAATAAGTTAATTGATAAGTTAAAAGGTGTTAGAGTTGTTCAATTGTTAAGTAATCATCAATTAGAGCAATTAAATCAATTGCGACAAACTGATATGTATGAAGCATTAGATACATTATCTAATTGGGTTCAGGCTATGAATAATAATAATGATGTACCTGATGAATTACAAGCTGTATATGACCGTGTTTGGGAAATGGAGAAACACAATATTTAATTAGAACATCAGTTACTAATTAATGACGGCGTAGCAATAACTGTTGTATTAATACAGTGGTTATTACTACGTTACTAAATATCTAGTTCCTAACTATGGAACTAAGTTAATTGCGCGAACATTATTGAATTAACTAGTGTAATAGGTGAAACACATGGAAACACAAGAGATATTAATTAAGATACTTGAACTATTAGACAAACAGAATTGTGTAATTTCTGATCTTGCTTGGAATAGTGAAAAAGACACTAATTTTCAATACGATATATGTAAAATAGGTGATGAAATAACCCAATTGCATAATCAAATGATAAGTAATGCTAAGTCAACTGATATTACATGGGATGCAAGTAAATGATGAAAACAGAATTAAATTTAATCAAGATTTAGCATTACAGTTACTTGAATCTGAAGTAGAATTTCCAATTGATTTTGAAGATGCTTGGACATGGTTATCATGATATGATAAATCTACAGGTAAAAGAGCATTACTAAATTGTGGTTTTGTGGAGGAATTAGACTTCCACATTTCTGCGGAGGCGACAACCACAGGCATTTCAGCCATTCCAAGGAGTCTATTTTTCTTACTAGTCTCACATTTACATTAATTAGGAATTAAACAAATGAAAGCTACAAGAACTACGATTAAATACGGTTCAGTTGATTTAGAAGTATTTATGCTTTCTGATGGTACGTATAAACTTAGTCAAACTCAAGCTGGATTATCAATAAATAAACGTCCTGCAAGCCTTAACGAATTTTTAGCAGGTAAATCCTCAGAAGCTTTACCACATAAGGATTCCAGCCTTGTCGAAGTTGAAATTGACAGTAGACCTGGTATTAAATTTAACGCTGTACCTATTAAACTTATTGTTTCTTACTGGACATATTGGGCTAATAAAGGTAATACCTTAGCTCAAGCGTTATTAGCTGCTGGTACAGAAGAAACTATTAATCGTCTATGTGATACAGCATTTAACGTAATTAAATCAGATGAGGAATATAATAATCAAACATTAGATAACATTAATCAGAATCAGATGTTATTTGAAATGATGAAGATGATTAACTCAATGAACGAGAAGTTAACACAACAAGAAGAAACTAATAAACAACTATTATCTAGAACAACTAAGTTAGATGCTATTGAAGAAGCTCACACTAATAATCCTGGTATTAAAGATGTAATTGATGCAGAGTTAGAACATAATTATTCAGATGATGTTAGTTTTACGGTAGTTGAATATCTTAATCATAAAGGAGTTAGCTTAACTCATGCCACTACATTAAGTAAACGCGCTCCTCAGTTTGTTAGATGTGGTAGTTTTGGACAACCTACACGTAATAGTAAATGTCAATACGTTTATACAGGCAACCAAGTTAATTATCTAGATTGTGCATTAAGAACTATATTGGATATTTAAATTATGAAGATAACATTACCAATTCAATACTTTCTATTTAGTGTAGTTGCAGAACATAATAATCCCGCAGTATTGAAATACATTGCTGATGTATTATGTGATCATTACTTTGTACCTGATGAAATAACTGAAGCAATGTTAATTGACTTTGCTGCTAGTAAAGCTGCCTGTAATAACGCTACTGAATGTGAGTGGGTTAAAACAACACTAATAACTTGGTATAAGAAGTATTATCGACCTAGTCGTCATAGTCCCATGTAATTTTAGATTATTGTGGTAATATAGTTGAAGTAACATCGTGCGGGGTGACTAAGCACAACAAACGACAAAGTTAAATAAGGAACAAAGAATCATGGCTTATCAATTTTATCTATCTGGTACTGAATCTACAATTGCTGGACGTTTAGTAGCAGATATTGTTATTGAGACTAAAGGTGAGAAGCGTACTGCAAAGATTAAGATTGCAGCTAACGCAGGAAGTAAGAAAAATGAAGCGGGTGATTATGAGAACATTGTAGATTTTTATGATCTCACAATCTGGGATAACGGTGGCGCATCTACTGAGTTTCTAGATGCTATTGAGAAACCACCATCTGAGAAGTTAGTATTCAAGAAGGGTAATAATGTTGTATTCCATGGCATGATTACTAATGGAGTACGCGAATATGAAGGTAAAGCATATAAAGATACTAAGGTTAATCACTTCTTTCATCTAGCTAAAGTAATGCCTAATGTAGCTAAACAACAAGAAGATGTTAGTGGTGGTTATTAATGCAACTAATACTAAATCTAATAATAGTAATATTAACTGTATTTAGTTGTACTGCAATTGACGCATCTGAATTAACTCACACTAATATTAATGGTGTACTAGTTGATAAGTGGCATGAGGAATCATGTACACCTAACTTCGATGGTAGCGGTAACTATCTAGGTGAAAGTTGTTCAGATAAGTACACTATTGTAGTTGTTGATGATACTAATGAACGACATGAATATCAAGTTAGTTACAGTGAATTTGGTGATTTATTAACTAAGTCATTCATCTCTGTTTCTTACGATATAGGTCGTCTTGGTATATTTCATAATTTCCATTTAGAATCCAAGTAATGTGATATATTAGTCTTATATTTAATATGTATAAGACTAATATGTTAACTCAAATAAATGATGAAGTAGAAGGTCGTTCATATCAATTAGATGGAACAACTAAGAAATTTAAATCAGTTACTACATTAATTAACTACGCTAAACCTAAAGAGGGATTACTTAAATGGCGTGCTAGTGTAGGTGAAGCTAAAGCTAATAAAATAACACAGACTGCTGCAACTCGTGGTACTGAGGTACATAAATTAATCGAGGATTATTATAAGAGTAAGAAAACAAGCGTAACTCAAACAAGTGATGATGTATTCTTCAATAAGTTTCTACCTGTACTTGATTTCATAACTCCCATAGCTGTTGAAGAGAAGACATATTGGGTAGATGAAGCTACTGGACGTGGATTTGCTGGTACATACGATATGTGCGGCAATGTAGATACCACTAAGTTCATTGGTAGAGATAGTGGGGTTATTACTTCATCTAATTCAGTGGCGGACTGGAAAAACTGGAATAGAGCTAAATATCCAGTTGCACAAACTAAAGATGGTGGTAAGTATTATCCTCTAATTGGGTACTACTTACAATTATCTGCTTATTGTGCTGCTATAAATCAACGTACTAATTGCATTCATGAAGTAAGTAACGCATATATTATTGGAGTTACTGAAACTTGCAGATCACCATTTATCTATTATCTTAATGATGATGCTGTAATGTTCTATTGGGATAAAATGAAGAACTTAGTTAATTGCTACTATGATAATGCTAAGTTCGATTGGGAACAAATGGAAACTGAAGCTGAACGATATGGGTTTCTAGGAGAACGAGTAGATTTAGTTAAATAGGAATAGTAACATGACAATATCTTTCAAACACTTACAATCTAAATGTATTCCTGAATCAAGAACTATAGATGAAATAAATAAGTTAAAAGAGTTATACGTTTTAAGTACATTACATACTAAACAACTTCTTAATTTAAAAGAACTTTTAATTAAAGTTCATTGTGCAGGACGTACATTAGGTTTTTACGAGAGTTGGGTTAAAGATACACTGTATAGTGGTATTTGGATAAGAGAAAGTCTATTAAGACGTGAACTTAATAGAAGAGAACATATACCAAATAAAGCAGAAAGTAAACAACTTAGAAAACAACATTAACATGACATATTCATACCAATACATTCACAATCATCCAGGTAATCCATTCATTAATATCTACTATCAAGATAAGTACGTTTACATTGATTCAGATGATGTAACTAGAGATTATGTATTTAATCTCTACTTTACATTACTTAAGTTTGATGATATTGAAGTACAAGTTAAGTTAGCTGAGTTATATGAGATAGCTAAATCAAAAGGACTTGAAAATATTAACTTCGATAGAACTAGTTATCATGACTTAGATACAATTGCGCTAACTAAGGATAAGTCTGCGCGATTTATAATTGCGTTAGTTAAATGTAACGGAGAATTAACTAGTTATATTGTATGGGGTGATGATAGGTTAGCAGACAGAAGTAGAAGTATGAGTTGCCGCATTAAATTACCTTATGATAAACGTGAGCAATTTGAGACATTAAGTGGTTTAACGTTACATGAAATAGAAGTAGTTGTAGGAAATTAATTATGCAAGTTTACAATGCAATAGTATTACGTAATTTACCTGAATGTCGAGGTGAAGATGTAGATTACTCATTCTATCCTGGAGATAAAGTAATATTAACCATTGAAGATAATGGTGTTATGTGGATTAATGAGATAGGACATAATCCCGCAACTAGTATTGAAGTAGATGAAGATAATGTAGCTTACTTTAAAAGTGATAACTTATTTGAGTTATTAGAAAGACGAGTTAATTACGATCTACAACATGATTTAGATGGAGTAGATAAATATCTAAATGATTTAGCTAGTGTAATCAAATCACATAGAACTACAGTTAAGTTAACTAGAGATAAGTTAAATAAAATAACTGATGATGAAGTAACTGTAATTAAAGATAAGTTAGATAGTGCGTTTAATTTAACGTGGTTTACTGAAAATAATGAACTTAATTGTATTCAATTTAAAACTTCATTCAAATCTATAAATTTACGAATTTATCATTTTCATGATAATCGTAAATTCATACTATATATTAATTCAATGTCTGATATTGATGACGAAATAGGAAATACAATTGACAGTTGTGTATCTACCGATTTAGATGAAGTAATAAACCACATCTCTACTTTTTTCTTACGTCTAAAAGATTCCGTTAATTATTTAGAGGTTAATAATGCAGCTATTCATACCATCGCGGATTAAAGTTGGATTTCAAGTTAGAAGTGAATGTTTCACTAAGCAATTAGCTTATATCATCTACTATGATGCTACTGGTAAGTTACGCAAAGAGAAGTCATTTAATGGTTGGATAGATACGACTATCCCTACATTAGAGTTAGATAATACTCCTCGATCTGGTTTCATTCTAAATAAGGATGTAACTAGAGATAGTTGGTCACACTATTCAAGTGGTAGATCAATGATTCGAGTATACGATGATAGAGGATTTGAATTTGAGATAACACCATCTAATCTACTATTCATATTAATGAATACTAACTGCAATAAGCGAGAGTTAGAAGGTGAGTTTATCTATGCTTGGGATGGTAAGAAATTAGTATTACTACCAGCTAACTGTGAAGAATATAAAGCTGCCAATCAATTCACATCTCTTCAAGGTAAGAAAATAAGTGTGCGGGATTTAGTACCTGGATGTATCTATCAAACTAAAAAGCAAGTTAACTTAACTTATCTTGGTAAGTATGATTGGTATGATTACAACTGGTGTGATTTTAGTTATGACTTAGTTAAGAGATATGTGTTTATTGATGATAATAATAAGTTAGTTCCTCTAACTGGATTAACTAGTTTATCAGTTAGGTTAAGTGAGTTACCTGTAGATAACTATGTTGACTTACTAGAGATAATGAACTGTAGTAAAAACATATCTCTTATAAGTCATGTATCTCTAACTCAATTAACTCCTACTAATGATAAACGTTATGTATATAAAGAGATTAATGGTCATATCTATGGTTATTATCTACAGGGTTATCTTCCATTAATTTCAGATTACGTTGTGTTAAGTTACTGTAAGTTAATTACAGTTAGTAACAATGCAGTTAACACAAATGAAGTTAGTTGTCATGATAAATACATAACAGTAACTAAAGATGATTTATTAATGAACTATTCTGATTTAGTAGTTCATTTAGTTAACGGTAAACAATACATTCAAGGATAGTGAAACATATGTCTGATATTAAAGTTCAAGAATTACTCGATATCGTAAATAAGAAGAAAGCTGAAATCGCGGCACTTGAAGTTAAACCTAATTGGGTTACTAATTGTGCATTTAAATGGTTTGTTGATGCTAATGCTATTGTTAATATTCAAACTGCAAATGAACAACAAATACTAGACATACTTGTTTTCTTACTTAATAAAGAAGTTATGCACACTAGAGCAACTGAAATATTAGGTTTAGATAATAAGTTTACTTATCTAGGTTACACATTAAATGAATGGACAATTGATCTTAAAACTAGATTAAGTAGATTAAGTATCAGTACGAAGAAGAGTGAGTTGGCTACATTAGAGAAACGTCTAAATAACTTAATGAGTGCGGATCTTAAAACTCAATTAGAGTTAGATGAGATAACTAAGTTACTTAATAATTAAACACTTTAACTAGGGGTTAATTAACCCCTGTACTATTATGGATTCACTTGGAGATAGAATTAAAGGTTATTACGAGAGTAGATGTACTCTAACACCTGAATTAGAAGAACATTTAGATAAGTTAGTTAAGTTAATTAAAGATGAGACGTATGACTTATTTCAATTAAGTTCATCATATAATAACTACATTATAGATATGGTACTTGAAGGAGATGAAGTTCTAGTAACTCTAATTGATTATAAAGGTGATATAGAACATAGGTTAACAATACATGGAGTAGTTCATCATGCACATAAGTAAAGATCAATTAGAAGCGTTATTGTTAATTGGTTTAGAGTTTGCAGAATGTTCATTTGACGATAATGAGAAACTAGATGATTTAAAAACTCAAATGACAGTAGTTTATCAACGGCTATTAGACGGTGATGCTAATGAGTTTACTATTGATGAGTTAACTCAATACATAATAGACTTAAATATTTGCATAATTTAATATGCCTAAATTTAATCTAGCTGATTGTAAGTTAGAAATATTAAGTGAATTAACAACTGAGATATGTTATAAGTGTCCTAGTTGTGGTGGCAAATTAAAGTATAAGAAACTAGATTGGGCATACTTATGTGTAACTGAGAATTGTTCAACTGCTCAAATTAGAACAGCTCTTGGTTTATCTAGTTCTAGTGGCATAATTACGCCATCAACATTAGTTATTAAACAACCTACAATAACTAAGTTTGATGCACTCATGGTTAGTCCGCCCCATTATCAGTTAGCTAAACAATATCAAATAGGAAATCGTCACATCACTTATTTTTCTTACTCTGATGAATTTATTGTTGAACGAGTTGATAGTGGTGGTAGTAAGCAATTGTTTCCTAAATATAAGGTTGGTAATCAATGGATATATGGTAGAGGTAAGAATACAAGTCTATTTAATCAAAGATACATAACTAATGGTAGTGTTTTAATTGCTGAAGGTGAGAAATGTGCAGATATAGTTAGTTCAATTACTGGATGGTTAACACTATCACCCCCTTCATTTGGATGGAGTAATAATTATCTATTCGCACAGTTAAGTAATCCTCATATAACTGGAATTATTTATCTTCCAGATAATGATAAAATCGGTAAAGTTAAATCTGACTTAATTAAATATGTAGCATGGTCACTTGGTAAACCATTTTATCTTGTACCTCTTGATGATGTTACATCTGATGATGGTGGTGATATAGCTGATTTGGTAGGTACACATAATATAAAGGAACTTCTATATGCAAGATTACAACATTTATTTACAGATGTTGTTGGAACTAACACCGCAACTTAGAGACGAGGTAATTCATCGAGATTGTTCTGATTATGATAAAACACCAGATGAAATAGAAACTGATTTTAATACACTATTAGAAAGTGAATTTCGTAAACGTATTGCTGTAATGACAAGTTGTGAATCATTACTTAAACAGAAGAGAATTAAAGCTCAATTAACTGAATGGATGTCTAAGTTTGTAACAGATAAGAAAGACATTGAACAGTTAATTCAAGTATATAGCGTAGAGCAACAAGAGATCAAACTCTATACGTTAGCTGAGTTACTTAACTTACGTAAAGATAAAGCTACTCAATGGATATTTAAGGGACTACTTAAATTTGGTCAACTCATAATGGTAGTTGCTAGTCCAAAGGTAGGGAAAACTAATTTAGCTACTCATGCGGCGGTTGCTGTAGCTAGAGGTACACCATTTCTCAATAGAGAATCTACTGCGGGCAATGTTCTATTTATTGAGAACGAAGAACCTATTGATGGTACTACTATAACTCGTATCTATGATCACGGTTTACAGTTACTTGAGTTAGAAGAACCTGAGTTATATAAGGAACTCATTAATAGTGAGAAGTTAATAGTAACTCGTAATGTAGATATTGTATTAGATCAAACTAAGATACTAGATATAGTTAAAGAGAAGAATATCAATCTTATTATTATTGATACATTAGCGGCTAGTCTCAAGGTATCAGGTTATACAGAATATAGTCCTGAAGTACCAAGTGCGCTCTATAAGTTACAATCATTAGCTCAGGAACATGGATTCAGTATTCTTCTACTGCACCATAATACTAAGATGGCTAACGCTAATAATCGTACTGGTATGATGAATGGTGTGGCAGGATCTAGTGCCTTAACTCGCGCTAATGATGGTGTATGGAGTATGTTTGCTGCTGATGATGGTACTGTTAATGTTCACACCATACCTCGTGATGGTGAACCTATTAAGTTAAGTTTATTATTCGAGAAAGATGAAGCTAACTATTGGTACTTTAAGGTACTTAAGGAATCAGTATTATCAATTGAGAATATTGAATTACAGAATCAAATACTGCGATTATTATTTGAACGATGGGAACAATGGCGTGATGAAGTTGATGTAGAGGATACTGAGGTTAAAGTCTATGGGTTAACACTTAATGATATAGTCGAACTAACTGCCGCATCTCGTAATGATGTAGTTAAGCGACTCAACGATATGACATCTACTGAAGGTATCATACGTTATGTCGGTAATAACAGAGCATTTATATATGCTATTGATAGTAGTGGAGAATCATGGATGACTGTATATCTAGAAGCTGAGGCAGATAAGAAATATAAAGCTGAAGAGAAAGAACGTGTAGCAGCGTTATATCAAAGTGAGTTAGAAGTAATTAAAGTTAAGTTAGTTGCAGCTATTGATGATGGAGTTGATGCAGTTAAAGAACTGGTTAAATCACTTACTATTACCGAGCGTAAAGACGTTCAAGCTAAGTTAACTAATGATGAACGTAATAAACTTGTGTTATTACTAAACCCATGTGAATTTAAAGTAGGAGATACTGTACAAGTTATAGAAGAACCTGCTATTATAAATAAAGTAATCAACATTGAATTTAGAAAAGTAGATAGGGAGAATAGTTATCACATGATTACACTAGACAATATGCCCGATAGAACATTTAAACCGGAACACTTGAATCTATATGAAACAGAAAGCACGAGTAATCACGACAGCGACTTATTGTAACGGTACACTAACTGCATTTGGCAGCACTTATCCATGTACACTGAGTCAAGAAGTACAATATCTAGTAGATAATGATGAACTAGACTTGGCTGAAAGCAATGAACTAATTTTAGTACCTAATACTAATAATGTAGCTATCTATAATCAGAGTGATACACAAACTCCATATCTATCATTCACTATAATTGGTAGAGTTATTGATCAACCTAATAAAGTACTAGATGTAGTTAACATTATTGGTAGAGTAATATTTGAGAATCTCAATCATAACTATCTAATTGTTAGATTACAGTATGGTAGAAATTATCAAACTATTAAACTCAATGGACGTGTTAGTGATGGTAATGCAGTATTAAAGTTATATGATATTAATGCTACTGTTAATGGTAAACGACTTGAGATTATTGATAGTAGCTTAATTTACGAAACACAATTAATTGAAAAACCTATATTGCGTAAGAAAAAAGAGATGTAGTTCTCATCAATCACATAAATTAGTTAGCCCGTTAATCGCGGGCTTTTTCATAGGTGAAACTTTATGTACGTTAGATACGATTACGAAGATGGTAGTTATAGTATTAGTGTTATTACTGGAGATAACATTAATGAATTTGCAGAAGGTGACTTAGTATTAACAACTGAAGTTACTAAAGATGATTACGTTAAGTACATGAATTGGAAATATCCATGTCTATAATTAAACAATTAAAAGAAGTAGTTGATAAGTTACTTATTTTTCTTACATCAATCAATAGAGTTGAATTACACTGTGATTTATTTAAACTACAGTTAGATGATGATAGTTTTATCAAACTTAATTGTTGCAGCATTATTGATAGTAAGTTAACGTGTTCAATTAATGATGATTTAGATGGATATTATGACATAGTAATTGAGAATGATAATATCAATATTACTTTAATTAACTATGAATGGGACGACGAAGATGACATTCCCATTCATTTAAAAACACCAATAGTTGTAGATAATATATGGTTGGTAGAACCTTCATAAGTTTTAACTTCATTAGATGGCGCAATTAATGATACGCCGCAATTTAAGTTGTTTAGTAAGGTTTATGATCACGAAGATAAGAACTTTATAATATGGGACTAGTATGTTAGAGAAATTATATGACAATGGTTATGTATATGATATTGAGATATACAAGAACCTATTTTGCTTAACTACTTATTCACTTGCAACTAGTGAATATAAGACTTATCTATGGTATGACGATACTGATGATAGGCGCGATTTAGCTAACTTCATTGCAACTAATTCTATATTAATTAGCTTCAATGGATGGAACTTTGACGATGCTGTATTAGTGCATCTTTTACGTCATCCTAATATCAGTAAGTTAGAATTGTGGGAATTTGCACAAACTCTAATTAATGGCGACCGCAATCCATATAGGTATGACCTCCCCTTTGTTTCTTACGATGTATTAGAAGTTCTACGTGCTGGATTTAACACCACGTCGCTCAAGATGTGTGGAGTTAATCTTAAACATCATAGAATACAAGATTTACCCATACATTATCTAGATGAAGTTAGACCAGATCAACTTAACTTACTTATTGATTACAACAAGAATGATCTTGATATAACTTATAAGGTACTTGAGTATCTTAAACCTCGACTAGAGATGCGTGAGTTATTAAGTGAGAGTTATAAGCTTAATCTAAATAGTTTAAGTGATTCTGGAATAGGTAAGGAATTATTCCGTAAGTTATATGTTGATAAAGTTAAAGCTAAGAATCCTAATATTGATGTTAAGAAGATTAAGTATGGTAGGACAGTTAGAAAGACTATTGATTTCAAGGATGTAATTAATCCAGCTATTACATTTAAGACACCGCAACTTCAGGAATATCTAACTCAATTAAAAGAGATAAAGCTAACATGAGTAAAAACTTTGATCTTAAATTACCACCCGTAACAATAGGTGATTTAACAATCCAACTTGGGCTTGGAGGTTTACATAGTGTTGATAAACCAGGGATATTTAAAGCTGAAAACGACTACGTATTATTAGATGCGGATATCGTCTCATTTTACCCATCAGCTATTATTAACTACGGTATTGCACCAGAACACTTAGATTTAGAATTATTTATTGAGACATTACTTGATGCACTTAATGATCGTAAGGCATATAAGAAACGTAAGAAAGAAAGTGTAATATATGCTGCATTAGAGTACGGACTCAAGATATCGCTCAATTCGTGTTTTGGTTTGTTTGGATACGCTAATTTCCTTTTAAGTGATTTGTTATGTACTTACAAAACAACTGTTAACAATCAACTATTTCTATTACAGATAATAGAACGGTTACATTTAGCTAACCACAATATCATATCTGTTAATACAGATGGTATATTGTTGTACATCCATAAGTTAGAAGTAGATTCAGTTAAGTCAATTATTGAGGAATGGGAAACTGAAACTAAGTTTACTTTTAAATATGCTGAGTATGATTTATATGTACGCCGAGATGTCAATAATTATTTAGCGCGTAAAACTGACGGTACAGTTAAGATTAAGGGTAGTTTCGTTCCACAGGGAGCAACACTTGAACCTCTTTTTTCTTACGATTTACCTAGCAGTAATGGTAAGTATCTTCCAATTAACGGTATTCTTAAGGGCTTTGATGCTCCAATTGTAGCTCTAGCCTTGCAGAAATATTATTTAGAAGGAATACATCCAAATGACTTTATTCGAGGTCACAAGGACATATATGACTTCTGTATTAGTCAGAAAGTAGGTAGTCAGTTTACTAATTACTCCTATCTAATTGAAGATGGATTAGTAACTGAACGAACTGAGTTACAGAAGACACTCAGATTCTTTGTGAGTAATCCTACTGGACGCGATATCATACTCAAGAAGGTCACTATAGGTACTAAGAGGGAGAAGAGATTAGTTAGTGAACGCATCATAATTCCTGCTGTATATGAGACAGAACGACGCATTAATCCCGCTAGTGGTCGTATGAAGAACTTCACAACTAAGGTATCCGATAGAGTTAATATACCTGCTGTATATGAGACAATCGAGTATCAAGGTGAGAAAGAAGTTGTATATGCTAGTGGTAATGTAGTAACATTGTTCAATGATTATTATGATGCTGATGACCACAACATTAATTATGATCACTACATCAATCGAACAATACGTGAAATAACTAAAATAGGATTAATTAACGATATGGATATTAAGATTATTAACATTGTTGAACCAGATGGAACTGTATTTAGTACAGTTACTGGACAAGCTGCTGAAGATTTAGATAGCTTGATAGATGATGAAGATGAAGTAGTAATTAATGACGATAACGTATAAGGTAAGAAAAATAATCTATGGTATACAGCTTGAGCTAAAATAAGCCTATGAGAAATTTAGAAACCGTCACAATTCATCAATTTAGAGGACTTCGAGATTTAGAACTAAAGGATCTCGGACGTATTAACCTGCTTGTTGGTATTAACAACTCAGGAAAAACCAGTGTTCTAGAAGCATTATCTGTCTACTGTCATCCATTAGATATTAAAGTATG